AGGAAACTACTGGCCTTGTTGCGGGTTTGACCCGTGGTGGTTTGTCTGCGTCTGAAGCGGTTACGGGTGTTCGCGGTGCGATGCAGGCGGTTTTGAAACCGACCGGTGAAGCCGCGGACATGCTGGAACAATACGGCACGTCTACGGGTGAAGTGCGTTCGATGATTGAGGACGATGGCCTGTTGGCTACGTTTGGTCACCTGCGGGAAATGTTTGCCGGTAACGAGGAAGACTTTACCCGCCTTATTGGTTCTCAAGAGGGTTTGAACGCTGTTCTCGCCATGACTGGTGAAGCGTCCGAGGAATACACCGACATTGTGTCTCAAATGACCGATGAGGTTGGGGCACTCGATGAGGCCTTTGGCGCTGTGGAACAGACTGCCGGGTTCAAGTTCGATAAGGCAATGGAGACGGCGAAGGCTTCACTGTTGCCTGTCGGGGAGACGCTGTTAGACATTGGGTCGAAACTGTTGGACGATCTGATGCCAACAATCGAACTGCTGGCCCCACTGTTTGAGGAAACGTTTGCGGTTCTTGAGGAACCGTTGGCTGAAATGGCGGCGTTGATTCCTCCAGTAATCGAAGCGTTCATGCCCTTGTTGCCGGTGATAGGTGAACTGGTGGGGCTTATCGCTGAAATTGCGGTTGCTCTCATGCCACTGTTTTTGTCGGTCATGGAATTGTTGATGCCGATTATTGAAATCTTTATGACGGTGCTTGAGTCTGTCGTAGACATTTTTATTGCGTTCTTGCCGGCGTTAACGGCAATCATTGACGCCATTATTCCGTTGATTGAAGCAATCTTGCCGGTGTTCTTGGATTTGTGGAAACAGTTAGAGGAACCAATCCTGCGGGTTATTGACGCACTTATTCCGATTATCGAGGAACTGCTACCAGTGTTGTCGATGATTATCGAGGAACTAGTTTTGCCGTTGATGATTCTGATGTCTGAAATTATGGGCGAAACGCTTGTGTTTGCGATTGAGACGTTGGCTACTTGGTTGGAGTGGTTGGGCGAACGCATGACAGGGTTTGCTCAGGGCTTCTCTGACACTTGGTTCAATTTGCAAACCGCCGTGTACAACATTATTAATGGGCTTATTGAGGGCTTTGAGAACTTAGCCAACTCTGCGATTAGTGTGCTTAACGGCATTATTGGTGCTTACAATAAGGTCGCTGAAGAACTCGGGCTGAAAGAACTTGACCTGGTCGCTAAGGTCAGCTTTGGCCGCTTGGAGTTGCCGGGCCGGTTTGACAACATGACGTTCGAGGATGTGGACGTTTCGGGTATTGGTTCTCCGGAGGGCCGCCGGTTCGGTAACCGGTTCGGGGATACTGCCGCGTTAAGTAGTGTGCAGGATTTGATTTCGGGCGGGACCGGGTTTAATCAGAATGGGTCTAGCTTCCGGTCTATTGGGGTTCCTCAGTTGGCTAATGGTGGGATTGTTGATTCTGCGACGTTGGCGATTATTGGTGAGGCGGGGCCGGAGGCTGTGGTTCCGTTAGACCGTATGGGTGGGGACACTTACAACATTACGGTGAACTCAGGTGTCGGTGACCCTGTCCGTATCGGTGAGGACGTGGTTAACGCGATTAAGCGTTACGAACGTGTGTCCGGTCCTGTGTTTGCGAGTGCGTGATGGCGACGACGGTTGAGATTGGGAACCTTCGCGGGTTCACGTTAAATGACCCTGTTCGGGGTGTGTTGAACAATACGACGTGGACTTTGGGTGGGCTTGACTTTGTGGACGTGACTCATAAGGTCTCGTCTGTGTCGATTTCTCGGGGTAAGAATCGGGACTTGGACAGGTTTAGTGCCGGCAGTTTGGATGTCACGTTCCATAATGAGGACCGCTTTTTCGACCCGGTTTATGGGACTGCGGTGGATGTGGTGCCACGTGCACCTGTCCGGGTGTCGATGGATGGGACGGCACAGTTTTACGGGTCTGTGAACGATTGGGGTTTTGCGTATTCGACGGGTGGCAAGTCGGATGCCAATTTGCAGGCTGTGGATGATTTCCAATTTTTGGGTCGCCAGAATGTGTTGTCTGCTGGTACTCCTGTGGCGGAGTTGACGGGTGAACGGGTCGAACGTGTGTTGGATATGTTCACGGTGGATTGGCCGGCAGATCGGCGACAGATTGATGCTGGTCAGAATACGGTGTGTGAGCAACCGTTTGAGGGTCAGAATGCGTTGGAGTATTTGCAACTGGTAGAAACCTCGGAGCAGGGCCAACTGTTTATTGGCAAGCAGGGGGATTTGGTTTTTCGTTCGCGGGATTCTGCGGCGGCTAGGTCTGATGGTTTGGTGACGTTTGCGGATGATGGTTCGGGTGTGCCTTATGTGGGTGCGAGTGTGAACTATGGCACAGAGCAACTATTAAACCGGGCTGTTGTGTCGGCCCCTTCTGGTACTGCCACGGCGTTTAACGAACTGTCGGAGCAAACGTATGGGGTTGTTCAGGAAGACATTGAGGTGTTGTGTTCGTCTGAGCAACAGTTGCAAGATATTGCGGATTATGTGGTGGAACGGTATGCGGAGCCGGAGTTGCGGTTTGACACTTTGACGGTGAACGTTGACGTGTTGGATGCGGGGCAACGTGCTTCAGTGTTGGGGTTGGATATTGCCGATGTGGCGTTGATTAAGTTCACACCGAATGGTGTGGGTGATGCTGTGGAGAAGTTTGGGCAGATCATTAGGGTGTCGCATTCTCAGTCGCCGGGGCGCCACGATGTTACGTTTGGTTTTGATTCGTTGGAGTTTGCGCCGCTTGTTTTGGATGACGTGGTGTTCGGTAAACTAAATAGCGGAAGACTCGGATTCTAGGGAGTTAATGTGGCTGGTTTAGGCCGTAAAGTTTTTACCGCGGGCGAAGTTCTTGATGCGTCTGAGGTGAACGGTTACTTAATGGATCAAACCATTATGGTTTTTGCTTCTACTTCGGCGCGTACTGCGGCGATTGGTACCCCGTCGGAGGGGATGCACACATACATTTCTGATATTAATGCTTTGCAGTATTGGGATGGGGCAGCGTGGCAGTTGGCTGGCGGTGCCGGTGTTGGGTTTGAAGCAAGTTTGCTATTAGGAGGAATGTAAGGTTATGGCTGCTAGTTACAAGATTTTGGGTCAAGCTAATTTGACTACCACTTCGGACACGGATATTTACACTGTGCCGTCGTCTACTGAGACGATTATTTCCACGCTGATCGTGGCGAACATTGGAACGGTGGCGACGACGTTTAATCTTGCTATCCGTGATGGTGGGGAGACGTTGGCCGATAAGCATTACATTGCTAATGGTGTGCCGATTGCGGGGAATGATTCGACGACGTTGACTTTGGGGATGACTTTGGAGGCGACGGATGTGGTGACGGCTGCGGCTGGTACTGCGAATGCTTTGTCGTTTAATCTTTTCGGTTCTGAAATCGCTGTCTAGGCGGGGGTTGTTTTGTCTATTCGTAGCCTGTCCACGTCAACACTCACAGCCCAGACCCGTTACCCGACTATGTCGGGGGTGTTTGGTGCGCCACCGTTTTCCTGTCAGTATTTGATAGTCGCTGGTGGTGGCGGCGGTGGGGCGAACGTAGAGGGGAGCAACGCAGCGGGTGGTGGTGGCGCTGGAGGTTATTCTTCATCTGTTGCCGGTGAAAATTCTGGTGGTGGCGCGTCTGCTGAAACTCCTCTTACTCTGTCCACTGGTGCTTATACGGTAACGGTTGGAGGCGGGGGCGCTGGGGCCGGGCTTCAGTCTGGGAACAACGGGACTTCTGGGTCGAATTCTGTCTTCGCGGAGGTGCTTTCTGTCGGTGGTGGTGGTGGTGGAAAATCTACCGGCAATGGTTTAACCGGTGGTTCTGGCGGTGGTGCCGGAACTAATCAAACCGCAGGGTCTGGTACTGCTAATCAAGGTTTCGCTGGTGGTGTTGGTGGAACAGTTGGCGCGAACAATGGCGGTGGTGGCGGTGGTGCCGGTGAAGTAGGCGACGCTGACGGTCAAGGTTTCGGTGGTGACGGTATTGCTTCCTCAATAACGGGTTCCTCTGTGTTTCGTGCCGGTGGTGGTTCAGGTGGCTCAAGCACCGATGACACTTCTGGTCGCGGTGGCGAAGGTGGCGGTGGTGCTGGTGGTACGACTTCAGGCGGTGGCGCTAATGCAACCGCAGGCGCGACGAACACCGGTTCTGGCGGTGGCGGTGGCGGTGGTAGTTTTGATACTCACGGGGCCGGTGGGGCCGGCGGCTCGGGTATCGTTTACATTCGACTACCACAAACGGCCATAGTCACTAAGGGCGCGTCACACACGATGAACACCATTGTGGACGGCTTATTCAGGGTTTATGAGTTCACTGCTGGCGACGACGACATAACAATTTCTTAAGGAAAAAAATTGGCTCATTACGCATATGTAGATGACACGGGCACGGTCACGTCTGTGATTGTTGGCCCTGATGAAGACGACCTAGAGCCCGGCATTACATCCTGGGAAGAATACCTATCAGCCAAGGGCAAAGGTCAAGCGGTACGCACGTCTTACAACACTCGGGGCGGTGTGCATTACACCGATGGGGAGCCCAGCGCAGACCAAACCAAAGCGCTCAGGTTTAACTATGCCGGTGTGGGGTTCACTTATGACCCTGACCGTGACGCGTTTATTCCGCCCAAACCGTTCGAATCATGGGTGTTGGACGAGGCGACCTGTCTCTGGACGGCTCCTATCCCTTACCCGGCAGACGGTGGCGAATACGTGTGGGATGAGGCGAAGACAGACTGGGTCGAGGTTGTCGATGAGGCTGTATAACCCCTGGCCCGAGCCTTACACGATCAACGCTAGAAGCCCATGGGGACCCCGCCGCCACCCGATTACACGGAAACAGTCATTCCATCACGGTATTGATGTGGCGTGCCCTGTGGGGACTCCGTTGATTGCGGGTGCTGATGGGACTGTGGCACATAAGGGTAATGGTGCTTCGGGTGGTCATGTGCTGATTATTCGACATGCGGGAAACTTCCACACGGTCTACTACCACTTGAAAGAGGCGTCGCATAAACGTTTGGGTGAGCCGGTAAAAGCCGGGGAAGTGGTCGCAACTTCGGGAAACACTGGCAGGTCTACCGGGCCACACTTGCATTTCGAGGTTCGCCGTTCACGTAAATGGGGCGACACCGTAGACCCACAACCTTTACTGCAAGGCCCGTTTAGGGGCCGCCCAGAAGCTCCCACACGTCCGCAAAGGCCGTCAAGGGTAGGAAGAGTGTCACCCGGCCTCGAAGGGCTCAGCAGGTCATGGGTAGCCCGTGGAGCCCACGCCATTAGAAGGGGACTAGGACGATGACCGAAAGTACTGGAACCGGCGGAGTGAGGGTGTCCATGAAAGACATTTTCGAGGAAGTCCAGAGACAGGGCAGGCTACTCGACAAAATCGCCAACAGTCTGCCCGACACGGAAACACAAGTGTCCGACCACGAACAACGCCTACGCCGCCTCGAAATGCGAATGGGGTGGATATTCGGTGCACTCGGTCTTATGGGTGCGCTGGTAGGTGTGTTCAGTATTAGTTTGGCACCATGAAGCCGGATGCGAAGGATCGGTGGAGGGTTCGCCGGAAACTTATTTTCGGGGCCGTCATTTTCGGCGCGCTCATGATTGTGGCTGGAGGGTTCGGCCTTTTCCAGGACAGGTTCACCGGGGAACTGGTCTATTCGGGCACTGCAATTATCACGGGCGCAATTAGCGCGTATGCTGGATTCGCAACATATGACGACAAATGGCATGGAGGAACGCCGGATGGAAACTGAACTATTCACTAAGACTTTTTGGAACGCTGCCCGTCGGCGTTGGTTGTATCAAGTGGCCGTTGCTGCGGTGCCACTGCTGATCGCTATCGGGTTCCTAACCCCGGACTTGGCTCAACTGATTCTGAACGTGGTTGCTGCCGTGCTCGGTGTCGGTGCCGGCACTATGGCACTCACCAACGTGACCCCGGACAACGTGTTCAAACTCGCTATCGAGGTGCCGGAGGACGAGGACGGAGCGCCGGAGGATGAGTGACCCGTTTGACGCTATCGACAAAGTGGACGGTATCGAAGTCCCGATCGACCCTTACGACTTGCTACACTGCGAGTCTTGCGAGTAAGATATCCGACGGTAGGTAAATAGCCTTCCTCTCTCGGTTGGAAACCCCTCACGGTAAACACTGTGGGGGGTTTTCTCATACCCAAGAAAAGTGCGTCCAGGTGCAAAATACTTGGTCC